ATGGTGGTGTTGATGTTGTTAAGGTCGGTATTGGACCAGGAAGTGCTTGTCTCACTCGTATGAAAACAGGCGTAGGTATGCCTCAGTTATCTGCTATTATGGAGTGCGCCGATGCAGCTCATGGTGTCGGGGGACATATTATTGGCGATGGAGGTATTACTTGTCCGGGTGATATGGCGAAGGCATTCGGTGGTGGTGCCGATTTCGTCATGGTTGGTGGCGCATTTTCCGGCCATGACGAAAATCCTGGAGAAATTATAACCAACCCGGATGGTTCCCAAAGTAAACTATTTTATGGAATGAGTTCTTCACACGCCATGACTAAACACTATGGTGGTATGAATGATTATCGCGCATCCGAGGGCAGAATTGTTCGCGTCCCATATCGCGGTCTTCTTGAACACACAGTTCTTGATTATTTGGGAGGGCTGCGAAGTACTTGTACATATATAAATGCGTCTTGTATTAAACACATGCCGCTGTGTACTACATTTGTTCAGGTTTCGCAACAACTTAATACCTCGCTTGTATAGGCATTAGACTTCTGACTCAATATTTCGATTACTATTTTATCGAAATATTGTAGCTTGTACTGTAATATTTTTATCTAGCATACATAAGACCGGCATTACCAGACATAAATGTAACGACGTTGTATCTTTCTTCTAAAATAACCAAATTATAGTTGTAATCATATATACGCCATGTCGGCTTATTTACACCAATGGGTAGTTTCGTTGCAGGGTCACAAATTGTCAAAAAATTTGCACTAGGGTCCAGTGGAGGGTAAAAAGTCGTGAACTCGAATTGAACGTTCGAAAACTTACTTGTATTAAGCGCTCCAGTCGGCTGTAAGTTAAACGGGTCGGTATCTAGACAAAAATTATAACAATATAACCCATCAACGCCTTCTCCGCTAGTTCTTACGTATTTTTCTATATAGTTATATACACCTGCATCTAGCACATTTTCACGATACTTTCCATCCAATAAAATAGCCATATTTAGTAATATATTACGCTGATTATCTACACTAAATGGTTGTGTAACAAAAAATCCTGTATTATTGCTTGTTAATGTATTGTAACCGGGACCTATTGCAATATTATTACTACATGATACTTTTATTCCACCATACCAACCATTATACTGTGTACCCGGTGTAACAGGTGCAGGAAGTATATTTACAGGCAAATAATTATATGGCCAATTCGTATAATTGCTCCATTGATTTCGCAAGTTAATATCGCTGCGTTGAAAATAAAACATCCAACTACTTACCATTCCGAGAGTATTTTCTAACCATACACGCTGTGAGCCTGTAACATTCTCGAAATTCCATTCATATGCAGACTTGATTAAATACTTTTGTTCAGTCGCCGCAAATGTCTTCGCTTCCTCGTTTGATAAAAATCCATACGTGCTAATCAAATGTATATCAGCATTCCATTCTGCCTGTGCTGAATTTTGATAGTCGGATGAATTTAAACTAACACTGGGTGGAGACTGGAGAAATCTATACAGCTGCATATATTCGTTACTATAGTTTGGACGAACAATAGGCCATCCATTTTGTGGGTCCATAACATCACGAATTGTGTATAAATCTTGTATAGGCCGCATAACTACATCTATCTTTAGCTGGTTATATTGAAGCGCAATTAGAGGAAACGCCATTTTACTTGAAAGAGTAAACCAAGCATTTATTGGTATATATAATTTGCGACTTCGAATTGAAGGTTCTGAACCTTGAGGTAAAGTAACATAGTATGCATTCGGATACATATTTATTCTACTTTCTGCATTTCCTGGGTTATTCAGCTCTGCAATATTTCCTGTCATTTCATTATATAGTGCCCTCTTTGTCCCCGTAAAATCTCGCTGCACTAACGCCAATAAATACTTACCCGTCAATACTTGTAACAACTGTCCTCCAACAGATATACGCACCTCCTTTATCATTTGTGTTCCTAAATTCTCAATCCAGCGAAACTCAAACGGCGCCCAATCTTTAGTTCCACATGTAGTATTCGGTGGCCATATAGGGCTCCATATTGTTGGAAGTGTAACTACAACATACGTATCCATTAATAAGTCGGCATACCTTGGAACATAGAAAGTAAATGTCGAATCCGTAGTTAACCGAAGAGACCTTTGCCCCGTAAAGTCAATTCTAAATTTCTGTAATCCGAAATTTGTATACTTAGCATATGTAGCTTTAAAAAATGTTTTCTTAGGGTTTCCATTTAATATTACATTTTGATTTCCATAAGATACAATATTTAGTAATCCCCCTGTCATTCTTTTTGTTTATAATATTGTTATATATATTTAACATATTAATAATTTTTAACAAGTTTTTATATATATATAATTAATATCGTTATATAATTAATATCATTATATAATAATATAATTAAAACTATGTCAGCACCACAACAAGCCGGACAACCCGGACAACCCGGACAACCTCCTCAACCTGGTGGAGGTATTAATATTAATTTCTTACCTTCCACAGATGCTATCCGCAAGGCTCTAACTTCAAAAGTTACCCCCATGGCAATTCACTGGTTCGGTATGGCTTTTGTTATCGTTGTACTGCTATGGCTTATCACATATGTTAGTACAAAAATTAATTTAGGAAAAACAAATTGCGACGTTATTAAAGAAGTTAATAAAGACTCACCGCCTACAAAGATAAACTCAAAATGGACTACATCTAGCTCACCCGACTATGCTGGAAAAAACTTGCGCGATTTTTATATTAAAACAGCATACAACTGTTGCGCTTCTGGCCAATTTAAGAGTGACTATGTCAGTATGTGTGCCCTACAAAACGCAATTAAGCAAGGCGTACGCTGTCTAGACTTTGAAATATTTTGTGTAGATAATGTTCCTGTTGTTGCCATTTCATCAATAGATGTAGTTGGTATAAAACAGAGTTATAATAGTCTACCTATTTCCCAAGTTCTAAAAGAAATAAACAATATTGCTTTCTCTGAAACTGCTGGTATATGCCCTAACCCCAAAGACCCTTTACTACTGCATTTCCGTATAAAAACAAATAATGTCAACATTCTTAATATATTAGCAAGTGAAATTGCAGAGAACTTGGGTGATAAGTTGTTACCAATTGAATATATGCGTGAGTGTAATGGGACAAATATAACAAAACGACCTATTAAGGACTTTATGGGAAAAGTTGTTATTATGGTCGAGAAAAATGGCACAGCTAATTCCATGCCCCTTTTGTATCAGTCGAAAAATATGTGGGAGCTTACAAACGTTACTACTAATTCCGTTTTTATTCACGAAAGCCGATATATGGATATTAAGAATTCTAACGACGTAGAAACAATCACCAATTTTAATAAACAAAATATAACACTTGTTCTCCCCGATTTATCTGTTTCAAATGCAAACTATATTTCAACCGTTCCACAGGCACTCGGATGTCAACTTATGGCTATGAATTTTCAAAACGTAGACCAGAACTTGCTTACTTATAATGAACTATTTGAAAAAAAAGAGAGTGCGTTTGTTCCAAAACCGGATGAACTTTTATACATACCCGTGCTTATCGATAAACCTAAACCTTTAGCCAATTATCTCAGTTATGCTGCTAAACAAGTCAATGGTCCGGGAAATATTAAAATTAATGCATAAACTAATGCATAAACTAATGCATAAATTAATGCATAAATTAATGCATAATTTTGTACAACAATATTTTTCGATAGTTTTATTATATCATATTAATATAATAGTGTTTATCATATTAATATAAATATATATATATGTCTATGGATGATACCAATAATACCGATAATAACAACAAAAACAATCAAAATAATCCATTAAATGTATTATATTATGAAAATCGCGAATTAGAGTTATTAAAAAACGCGATAAATATTGAAGCTAAAAAACGCGGTGAACGTATTGCACAAAATCCTATAATGAAGCAGATTATTTCCGTTCTTGAGAAATTTATCCATGATAAACATCTTGTTTGTTATGGCGGAACCGCGATTAATAATATTCTCCCTCCTGTCGACCAATTTTACAACAGAGATTTAGAAATACCCGACTATGATTTCTTTTCACCAAATGCAATGAATGATGCAAAAGCCTTGGCTGATATTTACTTTCGCCTTGGATTCTCTGATGTAGAAGCAAAGGCTGGTGTTCACTACGGTACTTATAAAGTATTCGTCAACTTTTTTCAAATCGCGGATATTACACAACTAGATAGTAAACTATTTAGTAGTCTTAAACGAAACGCAATTACTAAGGATGGTATTCTATACTCTCCTCCTAATTTTTTAAGAATGGCGATGTATTTAGAATTATCGCGTCCCGGTGGCGATATTACTCGTTGGGAAAAAGTTTTAAAGCGTTTAAATCTTCTCAATAAAAATTACCCACTTACGGCTGAAAAATGTGACCCCGAAACTTTTCGTCATTCTTTCTCTGCACGTTCAAAAACAAAACAATATTATTATCAAAAAGAACTTATACAAAATGTTATAAAGGATATCGTATCCGATGAAAAATTGGTTTATATAGGAGGTTATGCTAATGTGCTTTATTCGCGTTATTTGAAAAATCGTGAAAAAATGTATCTAACAGAAATACCCGAATTCGATTTGTTATCTACTACACCTGATAAAACAGCAAAAAAAATAAAAGAAGAATTGGAAAAAAAAGGAGTTCTTAATGTTACGGTTCAAACAAAGCCTTCTATACCTGAATATTTATCTACACATTATGAGGTTAAAGTTGGCTCGCAACCCGTCGCTTATATTTATAAACCACTAGCATGTCATAGTTATAATACTATAAAACTAGATAGTAAAATATTTCGTGTTGCTACTATCGACACGATGATGAGTTTTTATTTATTATTTTTATATGCAGACCGTCCATACTATAACCCAAGAAGGACTCTTTGTTTATGCGAGTATCTTTTCAAAATACAGCAGAAAAATCGTCTTAAAATGAAAGGATTATTGCGGCGTTTTAGCATAACATGCTATGGTAAACAAAAAACGCTTGAGGATATTCGAACCGAAAAATCAAAACAATTTAAAAAACTTAAAACAAAGAAAAAAAGTAATGAATATGATAAATGGTTTTTGCGTTATAATCCGGAATTAAATACGAAAAATAAACCTGTTTCAAAACCGAAGAAGACAAAGGAAGATATAATAAATGAAGCGAAATTGGCCTTGGAGGCGAAAGCTCTTACATCAAAAGCGGTTATTGCTGAGCTAGAAAAAATAAATAAAATGACTGATGTAAAAGAAAAGGGTTTATCAAAAACAAGAAAAAATTCAATATCAAAAATGAGTAAAACGCTTAAATCGGTCAGTCCTACAAATTATCTATCGCGCCTATTAACAAATAGACAAAAGACTGTAAAAATTACTAAAAAGACAAATAATGCCCAAAATAAAAACAATATGTCAGAAGAACAAGCATTATTTATTCAAAATGAGTTTACTCCTTCAAATATGACCGTATCTTTGACAGATGAAAAACTATATAAAAAATAATGTTATTATGTGACAAACAAACATACAATGATAAATAATATTTATTATTGTATTTTCTTACATCTCATGCATCTCTATCATATCAATCATATCATGCTTCATATAATGCTTCATACGGCTACACTATCTAGTACTCTTGTCAACCCAAAATATCCTACTCCGAACAGAGCACTAACAAAAATAAGTCCGCTTATATTATAGTTACCATCGCTGTTAAATACAGATGGTATATATTTTAACATATACTTTCTAAAAACAGGCAACTGAAAAGCAAAGTATAGTACACCTACTAAAAGAGGTACCTGAATTAACTTATATACATTTTCCATAGTATCAACATTATTTACATGGTTAGCGTATTTGGCCTCATGAATTGCTTCTTCTTCATGTTGACTAATATAATCGTCATGTTCTTCTTTTCTATAATTTTGAGGCACATAATTTGGATTTATCTGCGCATCATTCATCATGCCTGTTGTATTCATAGGTATATCTCGCGAAGGTAAATTTGTCATTCCCGAAGCACTGGCTCTTTGAAGTCCGTTTACTAATTCATTCATAACATTTTGTTGTTGAGGCATTTGCATTTGTTGTTGTTGAGGCATTTGCATACCCATACCACCACCACCACCACCATTCATCATATTTACACCTGCTACACTTGGTGAATATACTTGCGCCGGAGGCATCATCTGATTATTCATCATATTACCGTCTCCTATTCCACTCATTCCACCCATTCCACCACCACCTCTCATACCATTATTCATTTCGGTTTTCTGAATCATGATATTATTTTGATTTCCTGAACTTGGGTCAGTTGGAAGGTCATCGATGCTTGTTGTGTCAGCCATTTATTCTCTTAATATATTCTATAAAGAATGATAGATTTCATTTACTACGCAAATCTAACAGATTTTTTCTGAGAGTCACATAGTTCAGAATTACTCTTATAAGTATAACACTTTTTACCATATAAATACGTCTCGTTGTCTAATTCTTCTATCGGAGGCGCTGTAAATACAATACAATTTTCACCGTGACATTCTTTTCTAAATAATGTTGACAACCCTAATCCAAGAATAATAGATATTATATATTTACTTGTCTCAGAATGTATCCACTTCTTTATATTCATTTACTATATACTATATATACTATATATACTATATATGTATAATATAAAATAATTTATACCCATTTATAATAACTGATATATCAAACTTGTACAGGTATTTTTTTTAATGTACCTGTATTAAAAGGGCACTTATCTTCCTTTGCTTCAAATGTAAAACAATTCTCTGCTTTATCTACATACTGAAATTTACTGGCGTTATCTACAGTAGGGTATATTAAAATACTTCTAGTAGGAGGGGTTGACATATAAATATATACCATT